GCTCTTCTTCTTTCTCTTTTTCTGTATCTAAACTGTCAAAATCTATTGAGTTTAAAATATCCTCAAAACTTTTGAAATCCTTCATAATTTCATCAGAAGTAGGTGTTTTTTTCTTTTCTTCCTTTTCCTCTTCTTTTTGGGGTAGCTCCTCAACTGCGGTAGTCGGATCAAGGCCCCCAGCTTCCGCATCATTTTTAGCTTCTTTCTCATCCATGCGGGAATCATCTTCGTTAGACTCAATATGATCCTTCATACTGCTAGTCTTGAAGGCGTCAGTTTCCGTTTGCGCTTCTTCTGCCTCTGCTTTCTTTTTAGCTTCTTCGCCTCTCGCCTGAGCAGCTTTTGTCTTCTTGGATCGTTTATCGCCGCCCTCTTCTTTCTTTCTCTTTGTTTCAAGTATAATCTCTACCAATTCTTCTATAGAATCAATTTCAGAAAAAGTTTCTTTAATGGTAAGATTCTCAATTAAAGCATCATCCAAAATATCAGTATAACCTGCTTTCTCAAAAAGAAGCTCAATAAATCTATTAACATCAATAGACTCTACTCCATTTCTCGTCCTTAGCATTTTTGCTGTTTCCAAAAGAACATCCTTTTGCACTGAGCTTTTAGGACTAAGTTTTGATAACGCCTCAAAAATCAAAACTTGAGTATTTAAAAGACTTTTAAAAGTGGGGATATCTTTAAGATTTTGTACACTAATCCCATACTTTTCATTCAACATAGAGAGGAAAATCTCTTTAAGTGGTTTTTTACTTTCAAAAAGATAGCTGCTAAATGCTTTAATCTCTTTAAGACTTACTTTTACTGTATCATTTAATTCCAAACTATTTGCTAGTGTTTCAGCTATCTGCTTTTTAGTGGCTAATGAGAAATAAGGGACTTCTACGATAACTTCAACTAAAGCCTGTGCAATTGTCTGTTCATCACTCTCATAAACGAGAGAAGCTAAATTAGAGATTTTATCATTATTCAACCAAACAAGATCAAAGTTATTTTTAGACTCAACTAACTCTTTTCTAATTAATTCCTGTTTGCAAATCATCTCATATATATTATGATTTATTTCAGGAGGAATCACATAAGAAGATTCATTTAGGTCATCATAAGAGAGTCTAGGGATATTGAAGGCATGAGAAACAGCAGAAGATAACCTAACCATGTTTTTAATTTCTGGGATATTGGCTAAATTCTTGTTCTCAACTAAAAACTCTACTATCTGAGGCGCGACCTGTGCCATTTTTTGAAACTCTTCAGAATCAATGATTCTATTAGTTCCGTTAAATTTTTGGGACTTCTCGTAAAGTTTATTCTTTACTGACGAGAACTTAACTCTATTCTCCCATAGTTGAAGAACTTTGTTAAAACTAGTATCAGCTTCAGCAAAGTCCTCTTCAAAAATATTTTGAATAAAGTTCGATATTTTATAATCTACAAATTCATCAAATTGGTTAGTGTCTTCAAATAAATCATCTGTTTCAATTTGAATATTTCTTAATGCTACGGTATTATCGAAATCATAATCAGCCGCAATAATATAGCCGCTTTCCGTGATAAAAGTTACCTTTTGCTCACTATCATCAATCGAAAAAACTTCTACATTCTCTCGTAAAGATCTACCCAAATAATCAGATAATTTAATTATATTGGTTACTTTCTTGTCTCTATTCTCAAAAATATGATCAAACATGTTTTTCATTACTCCTAGGTGCTAAATTTATATATAGCAATCATTTACCTAAAATTTTAAGATTCTTTGATTTTTCCTAAAATTCTTTGCCAAGTTTTTTGTTCATCTACCCTATACCCCTCTTTCTTTTTAATTTTGTCTCTATACTTCATTAAAGAAGAAAAATCCTCATTCGGTCTTTCTTGCTGTGTCGGTGTTGAATTTAGCCCTCCAGGGGTATTACCTTGAGGCAGTTCACCCGCTCCTGGTGATATCTGATTAAGCTCCTGCTGTTGGTATGCAGCTTCTTCCGACTCTTTTTTTAGTTTCTCTTTTAATAACAAAATCTCACCCTCACTCATATTATAGTATTCCTTGTAGATATAATCTTTTGGAAATAATTGAGTTTGAGTAACAGTTTGAACTATTGCTAAACGAGCCTGATCAATTTCTAATCTTCTTTTTGTAAATCTATCAGAAGGATCTGGCAATTGAATCCTTAAGTCTTTAATTAAGCTTAAAGGAAAATTCTTCATCACAAGATGACGTTTAACTAAAATCTCTAAACCTACTTCAATATCGTGTTGCACTCTCGCAACAGCCCTAGCGAATTTAACATCCAATTCCGACAGGTTCGCTTTTTTATCTGGTGCCTTATCTTTTGTTTCCACCACATAATCGCGTGGAACTTTAAGAGCCGCTAACAGCTTGTCCCTAAAGTAAGATACATCAGTCACTTCGCCTAAATTTTGCGCCCCAGGAAGGGTCTCAATCCGAGTTCCCTGGTTTCCTTTGATAGGGACAAAATAATCTTCGTCTGCTGCTAATGGGTTGTATCGAGTATCAACACCATTACCTCGCATATATTTCTCTTTTTTAAATTTTTCCTTAACTCTCTCAATAAACATCTCAGCTTTACTAGAGGGCAAGTTGCCTACATCAATATAAAAGATTCGTCTTTCTGGGGCTCTTGAGAGCCTATAAATAAGCATTGCATCTTCCATCAGACGCAATGATCTGAATGTTTGAACCCCATAAGCAGCTACTGACTTGCCGTAGGGGTAAAATTTAGGATCAGATGTAAATAAACGAAAATGGACTATTTGATTCTTATCTAGCTCAATAAATTTAGAGTTCTTTGTTCCTGTTTGATCAATATCAAACGCACCTCCTTGAGCATAATCACTTTTTCCTGCATCTGGAATTTGCTGAAGGAATGTTTTTAGATAACCATAATCATCCTCAACGCGCAAAAGAAAATTTGGATTTAGTACCTTAACTTTTTGTATTCCAGCATCGGGGTTATTTACATCAGCAATAGACTCAATAAAACAATCCCCAAATTTTACAGTATTCCTACAAATATCATAATATAACCTATCAAGTTCGATTGTTTTAAATAACCGCTCTACCTCAGAGACAACCTCTGGACTCTCTGATTTCACGCTCCATCGCTTATCATTAGTATCTCGTTGAGTGCAATCATCAGCATAAATATCAAAAGCAGCACCTACTTCGGGGTGCTCATCCATTTTTTCATACTCTTTATAACGTGTTCTTCTACTTCTTTCAATCTCAGAATAAACAGGAGTAGTCCTATTCATAGTAAATGCAGCACCAGAATTAGGCGCTTGCTTTACATCAGAATTAGGAAGTTTTGTGTCCCCTGCAAGGCTATTATCTGGATTATTAAATTCCTTTGATACTGCATGTTGTGCAGGTGTAGCAAAGAATTTAGCAAAGAATTTTCCTAAGGCTCCCCTAGGATAGAAATAAGGGCCTCTAGCTTTGTAATCAGCCCAAGTGGATTGTCCACCATCTTCGTTTATTGTAGGTTTTATTTCGTCAACCATGTTAAATCCTCAACTTGCGGTCCCCCAAAAGATATTAAAGGCACTTTATATTTATCTTTATTAAATTTCTCCTCTTTAAAAGCAGTTTCTTTAACATATTCAACTAATGAAGTGTCTCTTGTGTACTTTAAAATATGGTTAGCTAGGGATAAACTCATAATTAGGTCATCGTGTCTACCTTTATCGGCAGTTATCTTTCCAGAACTGTTTATTACAAAAGTATTTAGTTCATTTAAAGTGCGTTGAGAGTTAATTTTTAGAACATTCGTTCGAATCGCCTCTTCTAATTCAGATAAAATAACATCCCTATTTTTTAATGTTACCTGAAATCCAGGTAATCCATTATCGTCATGCCATAAATTCTCATACTCATGATCATTATATAAAAGATCTACGACATGATTTCCTACGGTATTTCTTTCTACGACAATATTAGCCGTATTATAATACATGCCTTCTTTATTCAAAATAGTTGCAAAATCATTGATTGGCGTCTTATTGCTATAAAACTCTGCGACAACCTCTCCATTATATAGATTTATTATTTGCGCGGCTGAATAATCTCGATCCCTCCCTAGTGCGGTATCAACGCCAATAATATAATCATAAAAAGGTTCAGGCTCTTTCCAAACACGCATCCGATTATTATATTTTGTATAGTAATTTTCGTCAATATTTTCTGCTAAATGCGATAGTATGGCTCCATCGACAAATGTATCGCCTGTACCTAGAAACTCGCACTCGTACTCCTGAAGCCACTGTTTTCTAGGCATATTTGATTTAGTAACCGTCTCCCAGTCATCAATACTAAATGGGGGGGTTCTTTGAGACATTTCCTCATAAATAAATTCAAATCCAGGAGATCTAAAATACTCAGGATGCTCTTTCCATCTAATATCAATAGCATTAAAAGAGTTCGCATTCTCTACAGCCTTACTGTAAGTTTCAAAAAACCAGTTACCTAAACCATTTACTGTAGAAAGAATAAAGGCTCTTCCTCCTGTAGAGATAATTGGATAAACAGCGGCCCAAATTGTATCAATAGATTCGATGAAAGCGGCTTCATCAATAATAAGAAAAGACCCAGCAAGAGATCTACCTGATTGTTTTCCTGAAGGTCTAGACTTAATAATAGATCTATTTTTTAATTTTAAAGTATGCTTATTATCCTCCGAAATTCCAGGTTTCATATAGGAAGGAAGTTCTTCATACATAACTTTAATTCTATCTAACACCTCCGTAGCTTCCGTGTCACCTTTAGAAAGAATAACAATCGCTTGGTGACGTTGAAATACCGCTAACCACAAAGCATAAGCGGAAGCGATAGTAGTACATCCCGCTTGCCTAAATTTTCTTAGAATATTGAACCGATTATTCTCAAGTTCTCCTACAATACGTTCTTGAAATGGGTATAATTTAAAGGGAACCAAACCTCGAACAGGGTGAGTAACCTTGACATAATTGCACATAAAGTGGGCTGGATCCGCTTTACATTTTTTAAACTCTTCTAATACCTCATTTTCCATGAACATTTACTCCTTAACTTGTACTCGGGACGAGAATCTATCACCCACAACCACTAACCTATTAAAGTACTTTAAAAGTTGTAAAATACAAACAAAAGTACTTACAAACCAAAATTCTATTTTTGAGGCATATGATTCTGGCATAGATTCCTTAGATGCGGATTTGGATGATATAATAATTCTTTGTCATGATGATATAGAAATACTAACTCGCCCAGAAGTATTTACCCGTCTTCTAAAAGAAAAGCTATCAAAAGTTGATACTGGTTTTGTTGGAGTGGCTGGAGCAAAAATTTTAGTGGACTCTGCGGTATGGTGGGATAAACAGGTATGGTCTTCAGGAAAATTAAGTGGGTATGTTATGCATGGAAATGATATAGAAACTATGTACCCAACATATTTTGGAGATTTAGGACAAGTTGTTGTAATGGATGGTGTCTTTTTAGCTGCTAAGAAGAGGACTCTTAGATCAATTCAAACCAAAAAACCAGCTAAATTCCCAGGTCTTTGGGACTTTTATGATATTTTTTATACCTTTCAAGCTCACTTGAAAAAGATGAAAAATTACACATTACCTATTCATATAAGACATGAATCAGGTGGGGAAATCGCAGGAAGGGATTCTTGGCATAAGAATAGAGAAGCTTTTATAAATATTTTTGGAAAACAGCTTCCTAACTCTTGCCCTTAACTTTCTTAAGGCAACGGTCATATCTTCCTTTAGCAGCAGGGCTCCAAGTACCTCTTTTAGTGGTTCCAGCAGTTTTAGCAATTGAGTCAGTACAAACCTTGTACTTAAAAGAACTTTGAGTGCGTTCTAAAACTCTTTCTTGCCAATTCATTATTTAGGTAGACCCGTAGTTCTGGTGTCCTTTGTTGTATCACCCCCGAATTCCGCTGCCTCTCCAGGGGACAATCCTTTCATCCCCGAGCCTTTTTTTGTTCTCCACTTCACTCTCTTTCGTTCCTTCGACTGCTCTCGGTCTATCTTTTCCTTGGTGGTTTCCTTTT